CATCATTGTTTGTCTTTGCCAGTTACCATAATACGTTGCTCTGTCGTTTACGTTCTTATAGTTTCTACTACCTGCATATACATTATTAACTAGTTGATTATCTTTTCCTGAACCTACATAGTCAAAACCTAATATGTATATTTCTTTATGATCATGCTGACTTGCTAATAATAGTGCAGTCGGGCCACTACTCCAGCCTTTGTTTGGATTCATAATATTAATATTAGGTGTTCGTTCAGTTAGTTTGTTTCTATTTGAATGAACATTATATTTTAGGTGATATTCAGTTTCGCTAATTTCAATAATCATTTTAGTATCAACACATACTAAATGATCTGGCACAAACTCTCTATACAAGCCATTACAACCGTATGTTGTGCCTTTGGTTTTTAAGTTATGTAGATTGAGTGAGGAACGACTTGTTCCGTTTCCTAATACAAACGCTGTTTTATTTGACATTAAATCCCGCCGGCGGCTGCTTGTGCTGCTAGACCGTACATTTGTCTAACATAATTAAGGTCCTTGGCTTTTTGTTCAGTGTGAGTATCAGATGCTTTACGAGCACGATTGATATCTTTTAGAGATAATCTACTTTTCCTATTGTCATCAATTTTAACAACGCTGATATCATCCTCAGCGTTGTAGGTATCGTCCTCAGTAGGCTCCATTGTTTCTCTGTCAAAGTAATATAGTTCTCTAAGTATCATAATGTATTTATATCGTTTGTGCCGGATTTGGTTCTGCGCCTTCGCCGCCAAGTTCGTTTCCTGTATTTGTTTCGGGTGCAGTATCAGTGCCGCCGTCAATGCCGCCTTCATCTGCACCTAACTCGTCTTCAAGTCCGCCAAAGTCGCCTGCAAGATCGGCGCCGCTTAATCCAGCACCTCTCATTTCGCCTGCCATGTCGTCAGTAACAAGATCGGTTAAGTTTTCGTCATTTTCTTCACGCCATAAACGTTCGTTCTCTGCTATTTCTTCTGCACTTAATCCTAAGAATCTTTCAAGTGCAAATCTATTTGAAATATAAGGAACAGCTGCCATACTTGTAAATGTGCTTATTCTATTGTTGTCTAGTTCTGCTTGTCTATATGCTGCAAAGTTCTGTGGCGGTGTTAATCGTAAGTCAAACATTGCATAATCAATGTTTGCACCTTTACTTTGTAAAAATAGTTTAAACTCACTATTAAAATCTTCAGCCATCATATCTTGCAAACGTTCGCAATATTTATTAAAGCGAAGTTCTTGAATATATGCTGTGCCTACTCGGCCATCATTATACTGCGATGCACCGTCATCGGCGCCGGTAGGCAAGTAGCTGCTTGGAATACGTAAGCCGCGTACCAGTTTGTTAGTAAAGTATCTAAGGTCATCAATCTCGCCTAAGTTAGTGCCGCCTGGTAGTGTTTCAACTTTTGATCCTCTACCTTCTGCTGTTTGAGGGAAGAAGTAGTCTTCGTTGATTGACAGTGGATTATAACTACTGTCTATAACATTTGTACCTCCACCTGTCTTACTTGGGATACGCCTTTGATGTATTTCAGTTTTAACACGTTCCACAAACTGCATAGCAAGGTGTGAAGGCATGTTGCCCACATCAACGTAGAATACTCTGCGCTCTGGCGCACGTTGGACACGATAGATAATAATCGCATCCTCAAGCAACTCTTTCTGCTTGTATACTTTAAAAATACTCTCAAGCAAACTATTACCGAAAGGATAGTTTTGATCTAACCCTTCACTTAAACTTAAATGTAAAACATGTTGTGCATCAATATATGTTTCGTCGTGTTCTTGTGCAAATCTACTAGTGTTTCCACTTGGTGTATGATTATTACCTACGCCGGTTCCTCTTTGAACTTGCTGATATCCGTTAGTTCCGCCTGGTCCATAACTGTTTTGTGTGTTTAACGGTGTTGCTTCCAATGCACCAAATGCAAAGTTTAGATTTTTTACAACATACTGCTCTGGTTTTTTGCCTTCTGATTCATTTACAATGATTTTTGTAATCTGACTAGGATCAACATGAAATAGTTTCTGTGTTTCGGGATCTCTAATAAAAAACTGATCGCCATACTTAAATGTATTGCGTATAGTTCTAAACATACGTGTTTCAAACTTGTTTAGTTTACACCATTGCTGTAGATACTGCCCAATAACTTGTACTTCGCTGTTTGTAGGGGTGCCTTTAAAGTCAAGACGGAAGTGTGTTTTGTTGTCGTTGTTTTTTTGTGTACAAAATTCAGCTAGAATATCAAGTGCAGCATTTACTTCGCTATCACTATCCATAGTATTATACTGATTATAACGTTCAATACGATTTGGCGAGCCGACATATACATCTGGCAAGTGAGATGAGTAGTTGGCCGCAGCTGGACCTATTCCGTTGTTTCCTTTTAAACTAAAGGGACTGTACCCTCCGTTTATATTGTCACTCGTCGGAACTGGAGTAAAATGTTTTTTCCAACTCATATTGTACCTTTCAGCATATTGCCCTGTAAACTCTTTGTAGCTCTAAATGTTTTTTGTTGCGCACTCACTGAAGATGATTCTATAGTTACAAGTGTTTGCAACTGTTGTATCATTGTATCAAACTTACTTGCCATTAAGTTACTCATTTGTTCTGCAACATTATTATTACTTATCGTATTTTGTCCATTTGTACCATTGTTCTGAACACTAGCATCAAGACTTTTAATGCCTTTCATAAGATTTTGCATAACGCCCATACTAGTGTTTGCACTCATAACATTTGCTGGCCCTGATATAAATTCCGGTCCAGCTTCGCCTACCATACCGTACTCACCTGCACCAATGCGGCCACCGTTTGCAAATCCTCCACTATACCTCGATGGATTAGCTTGATATCTTGCAACTTTACTTAATGTTTCGGCTTGTATATCTGCTAATCCTTCAACTGAGTTTATTATTACATCACTTAGGTGTGCTTCAGCTGCTGCAACTCTTTCAACTGCACCCGCTGCAATTGATGGTATCTCGCTTAATAATTCAGCTTGAGCAGATTCAAGTGATGCACGAGCAGCAGCAATGTCATTTTGTGTGGTTGTAGCAGTTTCGTTAACATTTGTATCAGTAGTTGCTCCAGTTGCAGTTGTAGTTGCTCTTAAAGCCTCTTGTGTGGTTGTAGCAGTTTCGTTAACATTTGTATCAGTAGTTGCTCCAGTTGCAGTTGTAGTTGCTCCTAAAGCCTCAGCATCTGAAGTTGCTGATTGCATCTGTTCTCTCAGTTGGGCTACTATACTTCCATGACCTTGTTTTATTACTTCGCTATTTGTATCAAGAAATTCGGCTGCATTAAATAAGTTGTTGATGCCGCCTGAAAGTTCGTTGGCAATTGTTTCTGCGCTTGGCATCACCTCTGATATTTTATTCAATGCGGCAACTGCAACATTCTCAATGTGCGGAATAGTAGTTTCCATTACTGTTGTTGTTAGTGTGCGTAAATCTTCTTGTATGCCAATAGTTTTGTCAAATATACCTGTAGTCTGTTCCATCTGACGAGCTTGCTCTTGTAGTATTTGATTGTTGAGCGTTTCTCTAGCCTCTTCAGCAGTCATAGTTCCGTCGCTAACACTATCGACTGCATTCTTGTAGTTGTATCCAGCAGCACTTGCGTCTGCAAATGCACTTGATATATTAGACATACCACCTAGCATTGCAGTTTGTCTAAACTGTTCTGTGTCTTGGTAATCCATTGCAGCACCAGTTGCTGCTTGTAAACTATCTTGGAAACTACGTATATCGCCAGCGTTAAACTGTTGGGCAGCAGCATACAAGTCATCGGCACCGCTGCCCATAGCAAGCAATGCAGCTCTTGTACTTTCAGTTGTAGGAGCTCCTCTAAGTGCAACATCTACAAATGCGTCAGCAGCATCTTTACCTAATGTGTTTTGCAGTTCTACCAACTTGGTGGTAAATGCAGTTTGTTCTTCAGCAGTTTTATTTGACAAAAATGCATTAACATCACCTTGACGTCTACGTTCTTTCATTTCATCTGCAAGAGCGTCACGCTGTTTGCCTGTAAGTTTTGACAATCCGTCTAGTTCAACCATTAGATTTTTAGCAGCAGCAGCTTGTTGTTCTACACTTGCTCTATCTGTTCTACTGTTAGCATCACTTAGTTCGCCATAGAGGGCAAGATTTTCATTTATGTCAGCTGTTGTAAATCCTAACTGTCGAAGTTTAGTGCCTAGTTCTGCACTATCAAGTATTGTAGTTGATACTGCTTTAAATCTAGATATAGCTATATCTGTTGTGCCACCGAAAGCTCTTAAAGATTCAGAGTTCTTTTTCAAGAATCCTGTCATTTCTTCAACACTCAATCCAAGTTCAGCAGCAGATACTTTTACATCTTTTATTTCTTTGCCAAATGTAGCACCTACACTGGTAAGTTGTTGATATTCAGCAAGACTAGCTTCGGCGAACTGCGACAACCCATCAACTAGTTTGCCAACAGTTTTTCCAAACAATCCAGTGTTAGCTGAAATAGCGCCACTGTATGCACTTAGTTGTTGCTGTCCAGTAAGAAGTGCGCCGCCTAGGCCGAGCGCAGCTTTAGTAGTACCTGATAGAGCTTTTCCAGCTGCGCCTGCACCGGTGCCGAGAGTACCTAATAATGTATTTAAACCACCGCCGGCTGTTGTTTCTTCTGCCAAAACGTTAAACTCCTACTTAACTATAGAATAAATATAGCTAGTAGTATTTACCTTATAGGAACTCCCATGGAAAAAACAGAAAGTCCACTAAAAAAATATCGTAGACAGCCCAAGTTATATTTTAATATTCCTAGCAACGGAAAATGGTATAATGAAAAAGTATTAGCTGAAAATACGTACACTAATCTAGCTGTGTTTAGTATGACAGCTAGTGATGAAATATTATTTAAAACACCAGATGCACTTATCAACGGCGATGCAACTGCAAAAAATATTAGTAGCTGTATTCCAGCTATATTAGATCCGTGGGCTATAAAAACATTAGATCTTGATGCAATACTAATAGCAATACGAATGTCTTCGTATGGCGACACAATGAATGTTTCCGCTAAATGTAAAAAATGCGGCTCTGACAATCAATACGAAGTTGGACTACAAAAATATTTAGATTACTTTTCAACAAAAGAGTTTGAAGATAAAGTATACTACGAAAACTTTGTTGTGCATATCGAGCCATTGAGCTATAAACAATGGACTGATATACAAAAACAACAAACAGCATACCAACGTGCATTAAATTTAAATGTCAGTAAAATCAAAGAAGAAGCTGAAAAAGAAAAGTTTATACAAGATGTTATTGATAAAATAAATGTGTTGGTTGCTCAAGCAATACTTGATCAAGTTGTTGCTGTTGAAGTTGACGGGCAAGTTGAAACTGATAGAAAAGAAATAGATGATTTTCTCGAGCAAGCTGACGTAGGTTTATTTCACGAACTTAAAAGAGTGATTGAAAAAAATACATTGGAATGGCGTCTCGAGCCTGAATCAATAAAATGTAATGAATGTGAGCATGAAGATATTGTTAGGATATCATTGGACACATCAGATTTTTTCGTACAAGGCTAACGAGCCTAGAAGACTCTGATATACTTTCGTTAGCCAAAGATTTTGAAAATAATATCAAACAAATAAAAGACAACGCATACCGACTTAGTTGGTACATGCGTGGCGGGATCTCAGTTGATCAAATACTTTACGATACAGATTTAGAAGATCACGATATCATTGGCAATATTATAAAAGATAATATTGAAAATACCAAAAACTCAAAGATGCCGTTGATTTAATTACTGAGGGCCTGGCACTGCATCTGGATTCGTAGGCATACCTGGTTCGCTAGTTTGTGCAGTAGGTTCAGCAGGATTCTCAGATGCATCTATAGGATTGAGACCTAACGTACCTGTTAGCAGTGTTTCTCGTCTACCCTCAGGTATGTAAGGAACCAATCTACTTTTTTGACTTGGCGGAAACAATAATGTTCCAAACACTAACTTGGCCCATTCACTTTCGCCGTAGTACTCTCCTGTAACACCTTCGGTTTCTTTTGGATCAAACCCTGATATTGCTTTAGCTAGAGCGCCAGTGCCAAACTTTCCATCAAGAGCAATAGCAGCTTGATTGGTAATATTTTCTAGACTTCTTCCTGTATTAACAAAAATATCTTTGAATGTGCTATCAACAATAATTTCTGCCAACCAGCGTTGTATACTTGATGTACTTAAAATTAGTGGTATTACTATCCACAATGCTTCAGTGACAATCATACTTAAAAATGCAGCTGGAGCACCTGCACCTGTGAGTGCAACAGACAGTTGTCCGGCTCTAACTACTGATCTTATTGGTGCCATGAGTGCTCTTACAAATCGAATTTTTGTAAGTAATCTTGCACATTGAGCTGCATAATAGGCTACTAGTTGTCCTTGGAGTATGTTTCTAATATCTTGTAATCTTTGAACGTCTCCACCAGATTGTTCAGCTTGTTCAATTTCTAGATTTATATTTTCAATTTCTACCATCATTCCCCAGAAGGGACCTACAATAGATGCTGTTGTTCCAAGTAATCCTATTACAACTTTAAACATTCGATTTTGTAGGAGGCGGCCGAGTCTACTACTACGAGCTTTTTGTACATTTGCGTAATCTTCTGCTGTTGCATTTCTAATAGCTCTACCAAGAGAAAACGATCTTTTAAAATCGCCTTTGAGTTTGCCATCTTTGATTTCTGTATCGATTGTGTTTGAAATTTGTGCAGGAGTTCTACTGCTTAAATCGTCAACTCTTGCTTGTATTTTTTCTGCATCTGCTCGAGTTGTAGTATTAACTACAGTTGTTGTATCAGGTAGAGTTACCATAAATCTATCGTCAGCAAGTCGTTGTACACCAGGTGTTAGTTTAAATACACCTCGACCAACTGGGTTACTTGTTCTCCACTGAGATGTTAGTTGTCTGCCAACACCAGTTGGTGCAGGTCTTCCATTACTGCCGTCAGGTTTGACCTCAGTCCACATTTGTCCGCGCCACTTGTACGTTTTACCATCGAGATCGGTAGTAGTACCAACTTCAGGAACTCGTGTATCAGTTTCATCTTCGAATATCAAATGTGTTTTTTTTAATGTTACTTCGCTCAGTTTCATAGATATATTCCAACTATCATAATGTATTTATATATTATAAGTTGAACTACGTTCAACTGTGTTTTCGTTTGCACTCAACACATTTATATTTTTTTAGTAATATTTAAATAAGGCATATGCAAAGCATATGCATTTAATATTATGTAGATTGATCTGGTCAGACGGAACCTGTTTAAGGGTTCCATCTTCTCAAACATTATGTGAGTATCACTAGCCGAGACATTGGAAGTAGGTGTTTATTATACTGCTACACAATGGGCTCTGACCTTTCCCAACCTACGTCGACATCGTTGTTTCCAACTACCTCTCGCTTCGTTCCTATTGCTAAAGAGTTTTTATGTGTAATGTGCAGTTTTTCGACAGCCAACAATCTATCTATACCAACCTGTGAGCCCAATTTGTTTGATGGCTTCCTACCTCTGGGTAGTCAATCAGTATGTTACGTGTGCTCCTATACGGTAGCTTTTTCCACAGCGGTGTGTATGAACTGGCCCGCCAACCTTATGTGTTGGATTGTTTTGCCTTGATGGAATGTTCTAGCAATGCCTGTTTGAGTTTGTCTGATCCGCCGACTCTAACATTAATAATACCATTATAGTATTCATCTGTTTCAAGTACTCTGCGATCAAACTGTTCTCGTGCCTCTATGTAGGACATTTCGCCTCTACCTTTACATAGGTATAATATTTCTCTTGTAAACTTATCTTTGCCTAGTGCTGCTACGTCTGCGTTTAGTCTGTCTGAACTACCGTAGTATGTTCTCCAGTCGCTTTCTTTGTAGCCGCGTCTTTTATTTTTCTTGCCTTTTAAAGGTGGCTTAGTAGTTTTGAACTTTGCTAGTTTTTTGCCTATGTATTTTTGATTGTTAGTAAGGTTGGTGATAAGATAAACAAATCCTTCATACTCATCTGGTATTTCAGTTATTTCTTTACCTCGATATGTCCAACTCATACAGTAGTTACTTGTTTGCCTTTACCTCACGTGCCTTTTTTGAATAAATGCCTATGTGTCTCTATTATTACGTAGTTCGGTTATGTGTTTTTCATATTTGTCTATTATTTCGTCTTGCCTTTGTTTTGCTAATCCCATTAGCAGCCTTAATTCTCTCCGAGCAGTACGTTTTGTACTTTCACTCGGTCTTCTTTCAAAAGTTTCGCTGGCTTTCAAGTAACTTAACACAGCTTGCATTATTTGATCGTGAGTATCGTTCATTATTCTACAATATCAATATCATTCTCGTAACTAGTAAATCCGTTTTCCTTAATCACTTTCATGACATGATTCACTCTGCCTATTAGTTCGTCTTTGTGTGAGATTAAGAAAACATTTTTACTACGTTCTCTACCCATTTTCTTTAGTACAGCAAGTGCTGACTCAACGCCAGCAGTGTCCATGCCACTGTCAATAAGTTCGTCAATAAACAACAAGTTAATACCTTGATACAATGACTCCCAAACATCTCTAAATGCCCAACTCATGCCTAGTATCAGCCTGTTGCGCTCGCCTCGACTCAAGTTATCAAAGTCCAAGTCTTGTCCTAGCTGAGTAATCTCAGTTGACAAATCGTTTTGGAACTGAACTTGATGCGGCAAGCCTAGTTTATCAAGATAGTATGTGAGCCTATTGTTCAAGTACGCTAAGTTTTGATCTATAATCTTTTTACGAATGAACGAATCTTTGTTTGTCAACAGTTTAAGCAAAAACTCTTGGTGTTCTTTGAGTAACGTAAGCTGGTTAACTGGTTCCCAATCGATATTTTGTAGTGCTGTCTCTGTTAAATCGTCAATCTGTGTTTGATATGGATCTTCTTCTTGCTGTTTACTTATTAATGTACTGCGCAAGTTATCTACGTTGTTTCTATGTTCGTATGCTTCTTTAGCACTTTCGTAAAACGTAGTAGGCTTGCCGTTGATATCGCCAATCTCTTCTAATAGCTGCATAGTTGTGTTTAGTTTACTTGAAACTTCGCTTTGATATGCAACTGCATCATCTAGTTCTTGTACTTTTAGCGATTCAATCTCAGCTTTTTTGTCTGCATGTAGCTCTTGACCGCAAGTATAACATGTTGCATCCTTTAATTCTAAGATGTCTTTATTAACCTTTTCAACACTAGTAGTAGCACGCCGTAGTGCAGGCTCGAGTGTGCTTAACTCTTTCCTTAAAGAGGTTAGTTTGTTGTTGTGTTCAGTCCAGCTAGCCAGTTTTTCATGTGCATCAAGCTCATATTCAATGTCCAACTTCTCTAATTCTTCAATCCCTGCTGCTAATCTATCTTGATCTTGTCTACTTTTGCTTTGCCAAGCACGTTGTCTACCTGCAAGTGTTTCAATACTCTGCTCAATCTTTTTATTTGCAGCTTCGATGGCATTGATCTTTAATGTTTCTTCTGTGATAGCATCTTTTGTCTGTTTTACTTTTTCTTTTAAGCTATCTGCTTTTTCGGTAAGAATAGTAATGCCCAATAACTGCTCAATAATAGCACGTTGATCGTTTGCTCGCATACTTAGGAAAGGTTCTGTGTAAGTATTGAGTGCAACTACGTGTTTAAACATATCATGGCTCATGTCAAGCAAACTATTGATATCTTCTTGTGTTTTTCTACTATCGCCTTGCGATTCGTCGTGTAAATCATCCTTTTGTTCGTGATTGTTCACGTAAAACTTGAGAACATTTGGAGATCTACCACGCTCGATGCGGTATTGGTTAGTACCTATACCGAAGTTAAGAGTAACTAACATGCCTTTGCTGTTGGTTTTGTTGATCAAGTTGTTGCGTTTGATGTTTGTAAGAGCTGTACCATACAATGCATAGCTTAATGCGTTGATGATAGTAGTCTTACCTGTACCATTACGTGATCCAGTGTCGTCTCCGCCTTGATCTAAGTTCTCTCCTAGTACAAGTGTTAGTTGTTCTTTGTTGAAGTCTACAGCCTGAGTAACATTACCCACACTCATGAAGTTCTTTACGGTTAAGTCTTGTATTTTAATCATGTTAGCTCGTTATATATGTCTAATAATAGTTTTTTGTTGAACTGTTCGCTGTCGATTGCTTGTATCTCATTGCTTACGATCTGATCTACGCTCTCAAACTGTTCGATATCAAGATCAGTGGTAATATCTTCTATATTCTTGTTTGGAATAAGTGTTATTTCTCTGCAACTATATGCTTCCATAAAGGTTTCTTTGATAAAGGTTGCCTCTTCGTAGCTAATATCAATGTCTAGTGTAACTCTAAGGTACATGTTTGGCTTGATAAGTGTATCCTTCTCGTCAATCAACTTGGATAGCCTGACTGTACGATACTTAGGACACTCTTCCCAATCGATGTACAGTGGTTCTGCATCATTCTCTTTGTCCAGTATCATCATACCACGTGCATCGTCCCACGCATCAGCGTAGTTATGCGGAAAAGCATTACCAATGTAATGTACTTTGCCTTGCTTCTGACGTTTGTGGAAGTGACCACTGAACACATACTCTTGGTTCTTAAAGTGTTCAGCTTTAAGTTCTCCGTGGTCCGGCATTTGTACCATAGCGTTCATGTAGAACGATGGGAGTTCGAAGTGACCAAACAAGTATTTTGCTTTTAACTTTTCAATCTTCTTCCATTCATCGCCAACCAACCAAGGCACCAGTGCAACATCGTCTTTGACCATCATTTGATCTATTACGGTAATGCCTGGTATGTGTCTTGCAAACTCAGTCGAACTAATATCACGTTTGTCTTTGTAGTACAAGTCGTGATTACCAGCAAACATATAGAAGTTTTCAAAGGCTTCACCTAGTTTTTCTAGTAGCCTAATAGTCGTATCCATAGTTGTAAGGTTAAGACTGTTGCGATTATGATGCCAGTCACCACAAAACAATCCAGTTTCACATCCGTGAGCCTTGGCTTGTTCGATATACCAATCAATATAGTCCTCGCAGTCCTGATTATGGACTCGACTGTTGCCTTTCATACCTAAATGTATGTCAGTAAACACCGCTGCTTTGTTAAACAAGAATATTCTCCATTTCCTGTATATTATAAACTAGATTTTTAGGAAGATCAACCTTTATTTTTTAGTTGCACTCTCTTCGCGCTTTACAGCAGCTTCCCATTCGCCTGCATGTAGTCTAGTATGACTAGGATTCATGTCATTCATCTCTAAAATGTCATCTCTTATGTTCTGCGCACGTTTTTCAATGTTAATCACACGCACAAACGAGTTAGTAACCACAGCAGTGTAGTATGCAAACGGATTGTTAGACTTTGCTTCGTCAAACTGTAGTCCAATCTGCGACAGTTGTAGTATTGCCTGGCCTTTCATTTCGTCATTGTAAGTATATCCACGCACATTACCACGGGTAGCATAACGATCAACAAGTTTTAACCACATCATAGCAAGTTTATTGGTTGCCATGCCGTGTCCTTTGTTAAAATATCCGTTTTCCATGCCACCTTCCCAGTGACTTTTTCCTACACAAATAAGATTATCATCATCATCAAACTTATAGTGCTGAAATGGAGGAAAGTTTAGTTTAGTTTTATGATCGGCAACTGTTTTAGGATTTTTCTTTCTTCCGGGCTCTTCTGGAATATGATCAAATGTCATAATACGAAAGATTAGTTCGTTTTTTTCAATCTTTCTATAATCTACTGAAAACTCTGCCATCTTTACCTTTTTGCCAGAAGCCTTTGCAGCTTCGTATGCACGAGATCCTTGCAGTTTTGCTTTGTTTCTCTTTGCTTCGGCAATAGTTCTTATGTTGATTTTATCTACACTGGGCAAAATAATATCATAATCAGCATGTTCTGGTGCAATGTAACTACAAAATGTAGCCTTACTTCGGTGTATCTCCAACAACATGTCTTTGTTATTGAGATAGTTTATTTTTCTAGCCATTTATCGACTCCTTTAATACATTATAATATACATAGTTTATTTTGTCAACTAAATAGTAGTGTAGGAGTTTACAATGACAAACAATCCAAATCAATCAGTACCAAACACAGTTGGTACTAGAAATCTTAATAACACGTTCTTTGCAAATCGATCAAATGTTGGCAAATCAATACGTTCAAGAAGTTTACCTCCAGGCGCAGAACCTGATAGAGGCTCTGCAACAACTGCACGGTTTGCTCCAACAAACGATTCAGTTCCAGATTGGCGAGTCAAGATAAAAGTTCCTACAATATCATCTTATAGATATAGTCCTATATTAGCTCCTTTAGCACAAACAGATTGGTATGCCGTTTTTCCTGTTACTCCAACAATAAACCTTGTATCATCGGCAGCATATGAGGAAATGGCTCCTACACATAGTAATTATCCTTTTCCGCAATATGTTAACAGTAGACATGACGATATAACTGTCACTGGAAGATTTCCAGTACAGTCTGAAGAAGATGGAATGTATTGGGTTGCTTGTGTTCACTTGTTTAGAAGTCTTACTAAGATGTTTTATGGTGAAAGTAGTGAAAAAGGTTCACCACCACCTGTTGTAAAACTAAGTGGATATGGAGATTATGTTTTAAACAATGTACCGGTTGTAGTCACACAGTTTAGTTTTGATTTAGCTGATGAAATTGATTATATCAAAGTAAATACGGGCGCATTTGGAGAATATTCTTCAACTTATCAAATGGTTCCAACAAATAGTATGCTTTCAATAGGTTTAAAACCAACATACAGCCGAAGCAAAGTATCAAGCTTCAATATGGATCAGTTTATCACTGGTAATATAGCAAATAAAGGATTTATCTAATGGCAAACTATGGAAAAACTAGTCCTTACGGAAATACAAAACTTACAACCAGCGGCGAGTTAGGTTTCTTCTCTATTAGACCAGTTCCAGCAGAAGATGACGATATTCTTTACACTATTGAGCCTCAATATTCACACCGTCCTGACTTGTTAGCATATGATTTGTATAATACATCAAAGTTATGGTGGGTTTTTGCTCAAAGAAATATGGATACAATAAAGGATCCTGTATTTGATTTTGAAGCTGGCACTAAAATATTTTTACCTAAGAAATCAAAATTGAAAACAGAGTTAGGAATCTAATGTCTATCGAAACAAACAGTCTACATCAGTTTTCTAGTTTTAATACTATTTTTACAATGTCTTGTTTAACAAGAGATGAGATTGCAGTACCTAATGAAACATATAGAGCATATGGTCCTCAAAATGTTATTCTTAGAAGCGGCGGCGGCGCCGGCGACAACAAAGTTACGACTGAATATGAAGATATCATAGGCGGCAAGTTAGAATACTTTATTGATAATGTTAATATTGAAGCATTGTGTGTTCCAAACTCAAAATCACGCAGTACAAATGCTACATTCATAACATTTACTGTTGACGAACCATATAGTATGGGATTATTCTTACAAACTTGTCAAATAGCTGCAACTATTAGCGGATATCAAAACTATGCTAATGCTCCGTTTATGTTATCAATGGAGTTTATAGGGTACGATGACGATGGAGATGTTATTGTTACAGAATCAGGATTAAATCTTCGTAGAGATGTTCCAATAAAACTAACAAACATAGAGTTTGATGTAAATCAAGGTGGCACAACTTACACAGTTGAAGCACTACCGTGGAATGAACAAGCATATCTTGATGATGCAACTGCAAGTCCAGTTGATATAGCATTAACAGGCAATACTGTTGAAAAACTCTTACAAAGCGGTGAACAAAGTTTAACAACTATTATTAATGGACACTATGAAGAACTAAGAAAATCAAATCAACTAGCAGAAGCTTCGGAAATAGTTATTACATTTCCAAAAGATATTGCTTCTAGTGGCAATCCTGCAAGAATACCAAATACAACTGATGCAGGCGCCACAACTAAATCTCAAGGCGGTGGCGCCAGCAAAGGCGGCGGATTATTTGGTGCTGTAGCAGCTGGAGTAGTTGGCGGCGTTATTGGAGGCCTAGCAAACGGCAATAGTTTAAAAAATAGTTTTCAAAACAGTGCAGCAGGAGCAGTTGCTGGAGCATTAGGAGGATCTATTAGCGGCATAGGCGGCGCAGCTGGAGGATTGTTAGGTGGATTAGCTGGCGGCCTAGACAAAAGTCTTGGAGGATTGTTAGCAAACTTTAAATCGGGTAATGTGCAAGGATTGTTTGAAAACATTAGTGGGTTTTTAGGAGCGCAAGCGCCTCAAAACTTTGAAGCATTTTTGAGTATGATTACTGGACAAATATTAACAAAAAGCAGCATCGGTGAACAGCTATCATCGATAGCACAAGACCCAAACAGTTTGAACAATCTTGGAAAAGCACGTATCATTGAAGGTGCTGAAGAAAGTGGAACAGTACCAATGCCACAAACTGGTCAAGTTTATGACAAAAAAAATAAAGTTATGACTCGTGCTAAAAATACTGTTAGTAATGATGAAAGAGTTTTTAGCTATAGTTCGGGTACATCAATATTAAGAATCATCGAAGATGTAATATTAACAAGCGACTGGGGCAAATCTATAAAAGAACGAGCACCTGATGCAAACGGAATGGTTCCGTGGTTTAGAATAGATGCAGAAAGTTACCTAAAACCAAATGCACAACAGGAAAATGTATTCGGCGAAGATGCAAAAGTAAATCATTATAAAGTTGTAGAGTATATGGTGCATAGTAGTCACTTTCAGAACGCTGGAGCAGCAGGTGTAGATTACAACAGTCTAAGACAAAATGCAAAAAAAGAATACAACTATATCTATAGTGGAGAAAATACTGATATTGTTCGTTTTGATATAAACTTTAGAGCAGCATTCTTTCAATTTATACAACCTGACAGCGGCCAGTTAAGCATTGATGCAAAAACTGGTGGCACACAGTTTAATCTTACTGAACAAAAGCCGAGTCAGTTAGGATTGAACATCCAGCCTTCGGGTGCAAATAGTTCAACTGGTTTAACCACACAAGCATTTGTAAATTCAAGCAGCACACAAGGTAGCGGCGGAGCTGGGATTGATAATAGTAAGATTAGATGGGCACGTAAGTTTCATGATCAGATATTAGGCAACGGTAGTGTTGACTTAGTCGAAGTTAAACTTGAAATATTCGGTGATCCTTATTTTATAGTTGACAGTGGAATGGGCAACTGGACAGATCAACCAGGAGATCTAAACACTACAGCAGGAGGCCAGGTTGATTATCAACGCAGTGAAGTTGATGTTATATTGAATTTTAGAACTCCGATTGATTACAATCCAGATACCGGAGGAATGATTTACCCAGAAAATACAGTTCCTGTATCTCAGTTTAATGGATTATATAGAGTAACTGCTATTGAAAACAAAATTCAACGAAATCGTTTCACACAAGAGCTTACATTGCTAAGACGTCGAGGACAGCCTGAAGATACTAGAACATCAGGAACATCGGATCAAGCAAACAAAGTACAAGATGCTAACAAAGCAAGTCAATTAAACACAGGATTTAATAGTTAAATGCAAAACAATGGACCAATAAAAGCAGAACAAACAAGATCAGTTGATAACGGACAACCTGCTCCTAAGGCCGGCCCATATTTGGCTAGAGTTATTAAACATGCCGATCCTTTGTATCTCGGAGCACTAGAAGTTGAACTTTTAAAAATAAGTGAAGCAGGAACAGCTGGAGAAACCTTAGGTCAAACGTCGATAGTTTATTATGCAAGTCCATTTTATGGAGTTACAGGTGCCCAGCATTTAGGAAAAAACGATACGTATTCAAATACACAAAAAAGTTATGGATTTTGGGCTATTCCGCCAGACCCAGGCACATTAGTATTGTGTACATTTGTAGAAGGAAGCAGAGAGTTTGGTTATTGGTTTGGATGTGTACCTGAAAGAGGTATGACATTTATGTTGCCTGGCGGCCAGCCTAGTACAGAACAAACCAGCGGCCCAGTACCAAAAGAATTAAAAGGTAAAAAACTACCAGTTGGCGAATACAACAAAAAAATAACAAAAATACAAACCAATAATCCTGTAAAATACAAAAGACCTGTTAATGAAGATTTTATCAATCAACTAAAAGAACAAGGATTAGTTGAAGATGATATTAGAGGAATAACAACTAGTAGTGCGCAACGTGAATTTCCTAGTGCAGTACTTGGATTAAGTAGTCCGGGCCCTGTTGACAAGCGTGGAGGATCACCGCAAGGCAGAATAGGTTTAAAAGAAAGCCAAGCAACAGTGCATGTAAACCGTTTAGGAAGTAGTAGTTTTGTTATTGATGACGGTGACGACAAACTTATACGAGAAGGATCCCCTGAAGATACTCCTTACAAATACATAAACAAAGAAGCAAGCGAAACTGGCGGCGATGTTACACGCCCTGCAAACGAAATGATACGATTTAGAACACGCACTGGTGCACAAATAATGATCAACACCAGTGAAGATCTAATCTATATCAATAACAGCAGAGGAACAGCATGGATTGAAATGTCAAGTAATGGCAAACTTGATGTTTATGCTAAAGATAGTATTAGTTTTCATACAGAAACAGATTTCAACTTTGTAGCAGACAGAGATATTAACTTTGAAGCCGGCAGAAACATCAATATGATTGTAAATGAAAGCATATATCAAAGTGCTGCTGTTAATTGGGAAGTATTAGTAGGTGTTGATGGCAAAATTTCAACATTAGGTAACACACATATAAACAGTGCAGTCGGTGTAAACATTACGTCAGCAGCCGCTAGTAACTTCAAGTCTGGTGCTGAAACAAAAGTAACAGCCGGAGGTGACTTTAGTATTGGTGCAACAAACACAACAATATCAGGCGGTGATATACATCTCAACGGGCCTGCTGCACCGGAAGCAGAAGAAGCAGAAGTATCGATAAAAGCCAAGTTCCCGCAGCGTGTTCCGCAACACGAACCATGGCAAGGCCACGAAAACTGGAACCCACTAGAAACAGCACCAGATAAAACAGAAGCAGTTGATACAGAAAGCCAAGACCTTCATATGGATGAACTCCCGGTACACACCGATAGAACACCAATGAACGAGCTAGGAAAAGAGTAATAAATACTACTAGGAGGGCAGTATGGTAGCATTTGCAATAAACAACTCGCAGTTGGTTCAGCCTATTGTTAGAGAATCAATATCTCGAGGAGTGCAAGGAATAAATCAAGCATTGGCTAATGCACCTTTGCCTACAGTAGCACTTGTTGGCGGCATAGCTGGAGGCATACAATCTGGTAATATAGAAGGTGCGCTTCAAGGTGCAGCAGGTGCAGTATTTGGGTCAATATCAGGACAACTAGCTGGCGCAGCAGGCGCACTACAAGGTATTTCAAACCCGGCTGCATTTGTTGAAAACTTAGGATTTGTTAGTCCTGCTACTCTTGCAGCTGGTAATATTCCTGCTATTGCTGGTATAAGAGTACCTGGCGGAAATTTTGGTGCTCCTACTGGTAGTTCTTCTGTTACTAATACCTACGCTGGCGGAACAAACGCAGCTAATCCAGCAGAGGTTAGAACAGAAATACAAGATGCAACTACTAACACAGTTGATTACATAAAAGATAGTTTTTTACAAGGCCTACAAGGCGGATTAAGTAGTATAGCAGGATCAGCACTTGGAGGAATACTAGGAAAACTTCCTGGTGTAATGGGTAACTTACTATCAAGTACAGGATTGTCCGGTGCATTAGGAAGTGCTTTAGGAGCTATCGATGGTGCTATAGGAAATGCACTCGGAGCAGTATCTGGCGCATTAGGAGATATGGCCGGAAAACTAGCAGGCGGGTTAGGAGCAGCTATTTCAGGCATACCAGGAGTAGGCCCGGTGTTTGATCAGTTTAGTCGTGGTGTTGGTGATTTTACAAAAAATCTTTCAGGAGCACTAAACAGTTTACCACCTGATTTACAAAAAGTATTAGGCGGCGCTGCTGCACAAGTAGGAGCAAATCTAGTTGGAAAAATATTCAATAAGCCGAGAGTTACTAGCAAAGCAGGCAAACAAATAGCCAAAGATATTATATTCAATGATAATCCAGTAGGTCAACTTAATAACATGGCAAGTTTAGCCAAACAAATAGATAAGAAAACATTTAAAACAACAAACGATCCTACATTTGCAAATGTAGCAACTGCTTGTAAAAGATGTGCTAAAAAGTTTGGAACTAAACTTGTTAAAAAGAACAATGGATACGGAATAAGTATTGAAGAAAAAGCAAAAGAAGATACGATATTAGGTATTGTAGTAGACGGACAAGTTTTTAAAATAGGATCATACGATTTTGACAGAATAGTAGAGTTGAATCCTAGTAACAGATCTGCCGAACTAATAAAATTACCTGCCGACAGCCAAGCCGCATTCAACTATATGATAGCAAGATAAATACAGTATGGCTACAAATGAAAAACCCTTATACAAAAATGTAACAGTATCAAACGATATTACTAGTCCTCCTGTGGTTTCCAAACAATACAGAGGAGTTAGCACAGTAGCTAATCCTAAAGGATTTAACTTGTATGATATTAGTATAATCAAGCAGGATATTATAAATCATTTCCATATTCGTCAAGGTGAAAAACTTGAGAATCCAGAGTTTGGAACTATTATATGGGATGTGTTGTTTGAACCATTTACTGATGACTTAAAACAACTTATTATTGAAGATGTAACAGAAATAGTCAACTACGATCCAAGAGTTAATGTTGATAGTGTAATCGTTGACAGTTACGAAAGCGGTATACAGATTGACTGTTCGTTGACTTACATTCCTTACAGCATTAGCGAAAGTATGCGTATAAAGTTTGATCAAGACAACGGATTAATTTAAAGTACGCAGTTTTTTACTTCAGGTAAATATACTATAAAGTGAGGAACCGCGAATGTCAACGACAGATAGGCAAAACAGACTTCTACTAGCTGAAGACTGGAAAACAATATATCAAAGTTTTAGATACGCAGATTTCCAAAGTTACGACTTTGATAATCTACGCAGAACTATGATTACATATATCCGTGAAAACTATCCAGAAGATTTTAATGATTATATCGAATCCAGTGAATATCTTGCACTTATTGATCTTATTGCATTTCTAGGACAAAACCTTGCTTTCCGTACTGACCTAAATGCTAGAGAAAACTTTATTGAAACTGCTGACCGTAGAGAAAGTATTCTCCGTTTGGCAAGGCTTATTAGTTATAATGCAAATAGAAATATTCCAGCCAACGGATTATTAAAAATTGAAAGTGTTAGTACCACAGAGGATGTAGTCGATGCTAATAACAACAATTTGTCTAATCAATCTATTATTTGGAATGATCCTACTAACTCGGATTGGTACGAACAGTTTATTAAGATTATGAATGCTGCGTTGCCAGCAAACTCAACATTTGGCCGCCCTATTAAAAAAGCTATTGTAAATGGCGTAACAACTGAACAATATAGATTTAGTGCAAATAATACAGGGTTGCCTATATATAGTTTTACAAAAAACATAGATGACACCTCACGCAAGTTTGAAATTGTTAGTACTAATATTGATACAGATACTACAACAATATACGAAGAAGAACCGTTTCCTGGAAATAAACTAGCATTTTTATATAGAGACAACGGCCAAGGTGCAGGAAGTTCAAACAGTGGATTTTTTATGCACTTTAGACAAGGTAGTATACAAGAGAATACATTCTCTATATTAAATCCTGTTCCAAATACAACTGTAAACATTGACAGCGATAACATCAACAACAGTGATGTTTGGCTTTACAAGTTAGACAGCAACGGAAACGAAGAAGCGTTATGGCAAAAAGTTGAAAGCACAGAAGGTAATAACATTGTTTACAACAGTGTTACCAAAGGTGTTCGTGATTTGTATAGTGTTCTAAGTCGTGTAAGCGATAGAATAAGTCTTGTGTTTAGTGACGGAACTTTTGGAACATTACCAAAGGGCGATTTTAAAGTTTATTATAGAATATCAGCAAATGCACAGTTTAATATAAATCCAGCTGATATGACAGGAATACAAATTCAAGTTCCTTACATTAGTAAAAATAACTCAGCAGAAACACTTAACATAGTTTTAGAACTACAATCGGTTGTTTCAAATGCAGATCAATCAGAAACTAATGAAAGTATTCAAACAAATGCACCTAGTACATATTACACACAAAATCGTTTGATAACTGGCGAAGATTATAATATTGGACCTTTGGGTGTAAGCCAACAGATTATCAAAACAAAAAGTGTAAACAGAACAAGTAGTGGTATTAGTAGATATTACGATTTACGTGATGCAACTGGAAAGTACAGTAACACTTTGATGTTTGGCGATGACGGAAGTATTTTTACAGAAGAACTTACAAACAAATTTAGTTTTAACTTTGTTTCAAAAACAGACATTGAAGCAGTTATTAATAATCGAGTATTAGAAATAATAAAGAATACACAAACTAAAAACTTTTATTATAAAAACTTTAGTAGAAATGCAAGTATTGTTGATTTAAACTATACATGGAATGCCACAACAAATGAAACAAATCAAAGTAGTGGACTATTCCAAGATCAGTTTTCTATACCAGTTGCAGTATCAAGTTTTACTGCTACAACAATGAAGTTTGTTGCTGCTGGAAGTTTGGTTAAGTTTACTCCTCCAGCAGGATATCATTACGACAAAAACAATAAACTGGTCTTAGGAGAAGTATCTGCACTAGGTGATAAAGAATATATATGGACTAAAATTATAAGTGTATATGAGAATGGAACAATAGGTAATGTTGATAGTACATTAGGACCTATTATATTAAATGATGAAGTTCCTAGTACTAGTAAACTTTCAGAAATTATTCCGGTATTAAATAATACTATTGTAAATGATACATTATCACAAATGGTTGATCAGGCATTTGCATTTAAAACATTTGGATTGCGTTATGATGTTGAAACAACCAACTGGAAAGTTATTACAAACAGCAATCTTGATACAACCAGTGTATTTGATACTGGAAAAACTGGAGATGCTACTGGCACAAATCAAGATGCTAGTTGGATTTTCTTATTTGAAACTGATGGTGAAAAATATACAGTAACTAGCCGTGCTGTAAGATATGTATTCGAAAGTGACAAACAAATACGTTTTTACTTTGATGGCAATGATCGTATATACGATAGTAAAGTTGGTAAGATTGTTACTGATAGTATTAGTATTTTAAGTAATAATAATAAGCCTGATTTATTAACACCGTTTAACCAAGATTGGAAGTGGCAAGTTGTTAAAGAATACAGAAGTGCAGATGGGTATGTAGATAGTAAAAAACTAGAAATAGGATTTACTGATAGTGATGCCGATGGAGTGATTGACGATCCTGATCTATTTACAAATATTGTTGCACCTGCTTATTTGCCAGACACAAAATATATATTTTCTAAAAAGTTTGAAAAAAATGATGTCGAAACTTATGAATATGTTAGTGCCGCAGCAGAAAATATTGTAGTAAAACAAACTGAAGCAGCAATCGGAGCATACAGTTCGTATGATGCTGCAACAATATTTTATATTAGTAGTACTGATGTATTTAAAAAGTTTAATGCACTACAAACAGGATTAGAACTATCCATTGATTACAAAGCATACAGAGGCAGAGATAATATTAGATTTGATTACAGACATGCCGCTGCTGAAAATCGTCGCATTGATCCAAGTAGTAGTAACATTATTGACTTGTATATTTTAACAAAATCTTATGATATTGAATATAGAAAATATCTCAAAGGCGATATTACAACTAAGCCATTGCCACCTAGTAGTGATTCACTGTTTTTAGATTTTGGCAATGATATTAAAAAGATTAAATCAATCAGTGATGAAGTAATATATCATCCTGTAAAATATAAATCTTTATTTGGTTCTGAAAGTGATACTGATGTGCAAGCAACATTTAAAATAGTAAAAAATACAAATCGTGTTGTAAATGACAATGATATAAAATCACGAGTTGTTGATAGTATCAACGAGTTCTTTGCATTAGAAAACTGGGACTTTGGAGAAACATTTTATTTTAGTGAATTAGCAGCATATATTATGAAGCAAACTGCACCTGATATAAGTAGTATTGTTCTAGTACCAAAAAGTGAAACACAATCGTTTGGTAGTATGTACGAACTAAAAAGTGAAAACGACGAAATATTGATTAGTAGTGCAAGTGTTAGTGATGTTGAAGTTATTGATAGTATTACTGCATCAAGACTTAAAGCAACTGCAAATGTTATTACAAGTAACGAAGTTTTAAACACAGGCGTTCAAAGTACAACAACTTCGACAACCACCATTACTGAAGGAAATAATTACTAATGGCATACAATGATGATCAAAATGAATATCCTGTACCTGGAAGTTCTAGTGCAAAGAGAACTTCGGCTTCTTTGCTTCCAAGATATTTTAGAACTAATGCAAATAAAAAGTTTTTAGGCAGTACAGTTGATCAGTTAACCAACCCAGGCGTTGTCGAAAAGATTAACGGATTTGTTGGAAGTAGAACTGCTAAAGCAGTTACTACTCAAGATAGTTATATTAGTGATATTAACTCTAACAGAGAAAACTATCAGTTAGAACCGTTTGCTATTGTTCAGGATAATCTTGGAAATGTAGAGTTTGATGCTGATTATGTAGATATACTAGGACAGATAAGTGCGTTTGGCGGCAATATCAAAAATCACGACAAACTTTTTGCTCAAGAGTTTTATGCTTGGAACCCACATATTGATTTTGATAAGTTTACTAACTTTAGAGAATACTACTGGCTACCTAACGGCCCGCAGGAAGTTCCTATTAGAGGACAGGGTAGACAAGTAGTTAGTACATTTACTATTGAAACTGTTGTTGACGATGATAATACAGCCTATGTATTTTCGCCTGATGGAGTAACACGTAATAAAAGTATAAAGTTGTTTAGAGGTCAAACATATAGATTTGAAGTTAACGTTCCAGGCCATCCTATTAGTTTTGCAACAAGCAGACAGAAAAAAGTTGAATATTCAAAAGATAGTACATTAGTTAGTACATTGTATCGAGAAGGTGTTGTACTAACACATGAAAATGTAGACGACACATTGGTAAATCCACAAGATTATTTAGAAGATGGATTTATTGAAAACGGCGTCATTGAATTTACAGTACCAGGAGACGCTCCTGAAAATCTTTATTATGTTAGTCAAAACGATATTGATAACAGTGGTGTGTTTAATGTATACGACATTGAAGAAAATAGTGACATAAATGTAGACGAAGAAATCATAGGCAAAAAAACATACACAACTGTCAACGGTTGGAATATGTCAAATGGCATGAAAGTGTATTTTCAAGGCAATGTAACGCCAGCAACATATGCACAAGGACTATACTATGTTGAAGGAGTAGGCACATCTATCAAACTAGTTCCAGTTAGTGACCTTGAAGTGCCGGCTATATTTACACAAGACACACAAGTACCGTTTGATGTAAACGGATTTGACCGTGTTCCTTGGAGTAATGCTAGAAGTTATGCAGGATACAAGGATTATATTTGTATAAACAGAAGAGACACTAGTAGAAATGCATGGGCAAGATACAATCGCTGGTTCCATAAATCTGTTATTGAAAAAAGTGCAAATATTAACAATCAACCAATCGAGCTAGATCAGACAGCACGAGCTAAACGTCCTATTATTGAGTTTGAACCAAATCTACGTTTGTGGAATCACGGCAATACAGCTAAACTTAATGTTGATTTAGTTGATACATTTACAAAAGATGCATTTAGCACAATCGAAGGCACTGCTGGATACAACATTGATGGAATAGATTTAGTTGAAGGAATGCGTATACTGTTTGTGGCAGATACAGATAGTTTAGTAAAAGATAAAATATTTGAAGTCAAGTTTATTACTCATACAAACACTACTCAAATAAGTTTGATTGAAACAGCAGATACTGACCCTGTTCTAAATCAAACCATACTAGTCAAAGACGGTGTAAAAAATGCTGGAAAAATGTATTGGTATGACACAACTGGATGGAAACTAGCTCAAGATAAAATAGGTTTAAATCAAGCACCAAAGTTTGATTTGTTTGATAGCAACGGAAACAGTCTCGGAGATAATACAGTTTATGAAAGTACAGATTTTGCTGGAAACAGACTTTTTAGTTATAGAGTCGGTGAAGGCGCCAATGATACCGAACTTGGATTTCCTCTTACATACAAAAACTTTGTAAATATTGGCGACATTGTTTTTGATTTTGCATTGCTTGCAGAAGATTACAAATACAAAGTTAATAATATTTTTACAACTATAAGCAGTGATGTTTTCTTTTTACAAGAATATAATAATCAAGTTATATCTTATACTAATGCTTGGAAAAAAACAAATATAAAAAGCAGTCAATATGTTATAAGAAAATACACAGGCGAAGATTATACAAATAGATTTCCAGTTGATGTTTACAATAATAGTGCTGAGTTAACTGATTTAGAAATCAAAGTATATGTTAACAATGAATATAAACCTGATTATCAAATAGTCAATGAAAATAAAACAACCAAAGTTGTACTTTCTAACGATATTGGGTTTACTGATATTGTTGTTATTAAAACTAAAAGCTCAGCAAACAAAAATGACAATGGTTATTATGAGATTCCTCATAACTTTGAAAGAAACCCGTCTAATAAAAATATTACAGAGTTTACACTAGGCGAAGTAAATGATCATGTTGAAGGACTTATTTCTGAAGTTGCAGCATTTTCAGGAGTTCAACCTGGCTTAAACAATCTAAGAGATTTAGGCCCAGTTGCTGAATATGGTAGAAAGTTTGTTCAACACAGCGGACCGCTAAATCTATCACTTTATCATTTGGTTAATAAAAACTCAAATGTTGTTGCAGCTATTAGATATGCACTAAATGAATATACTAAGTTCAAAAGACAGTTTTTACAAACTGCAACTGAAACATCATTTAACGGAACAGTAAAAGAATATGTTGATTTTATTTTCAATGAGATTAATAGTACCAAGACTACAACTACTCCGTTTTACAGTACTGATATGGCAGCCACTGGCGGCAGCAAAAAGATTGAATATGAAATACTTGATAGTAGATTAACAGTTTATGCTCTCTCAACAGTTTTTAATAAATCGGCTATCAGTAATAAAGCATTGTATGTGTATTTAAATAATCAACAACTTGTGTTTAATAGAGATTATACATTTACTGGAACTGGATTTGTAGACATTTCTGCAACACTGACCAATGGCGATATATTAACTATACACGAATACGATAATACTGAAGGTAGTTTTATTCCACCGACACCTACAAAAATAGGTATGTTCCCGGCATATGTTCCTGAGATATTTATTGACTCAAGTTATCAAACTCCACAAAAAGTTATTAGAGGACACGACGGCAGTATTACACTTGCTTATGATGATTATAGAGACGATTTGATTTTAGAAATGGAAAAGCGTATTTTTAATAATCTAAAAGTTGATTATAATCCAGACATATTTGACATAAACGATATTGTTGGAGGTATTGATAGAAATACAAAGATCACATCACAAGAAATCGATAATATTATTATCAAAGATTTTATTGACTGGATCAATATTGCTAAGATTTCAGATTATACTAAAAATGACTTTATAGTACAAGGTGAAAGTTTTACTTATAACTACACCGGAAGTACAAATGATCGCAACGAAGCAGTACCAGGATTTTGGAGAGGTATTTACAGACAAGCATTTGATACTGATCGTCCTCACACACATCCTTGGGAAATGTTGGGTTATGGAATTCAACCAACTTGGTGGGAAAGTGTTTATGGCCCTGCACCCTATACAAACAATAACTTGATACTTTGGACTGATTTACAAAACGGTGTGATTAGAGAACCTGGTAAAACAGTACTAAGAAACAAAAAATATATTAGACACAACTTATTAAAACATATTCCAGTCAACGAAAACGGACAGTTAGTATCGCCTTTAGAAAGCGGATATGTAAGTAACTTCAGTTATGCACCGCAAAGTCAAAACTTATTTAAGTTTGGCGACGAAGCACCAACTGAAGCAGCATGGAGAAGAAGTAGCGGATATCCGTTTAGTTTGATGATTGCTGCTTTAATAACACGCCCTGCACACACAATGGGTATTGGATTTGATAGAAGTAGAATTCAACGCGATATTGCTGGAAACTTGGTTTATACTGCTACAAATAAAAGAATAACCACAACAGATTTGATATTTCCTAAGATAAAAAATGCTGTAAGTGCAGGATTTTTAAACTATATTAGTGAATATATCAATGCAGACTCGTTGTATCCATATACTACATATGTGAATAATCTAAAACTATTAAGCAATAAAATAGGATTTAAACTTGCTGGCTTTGCTGAAAAGAACAAACTAAAACTAGTATTGGATAGTAAGACTCCGTTAAACAAAGGAAATATATTTGTACCTGATGAAAACTATAATATTGTTTTGAGAACTTCTAGTCCTCAAGATGTAGCAACTTATAGTGGTGTAATAGTTGAAAGAACTGCAAAAGGATATCGCATAAGTGGATATGATAAAGATCTTCCATCTTTTAAATATCGTAATCCGAGAGAAAATACAAATGATCCGTTTGTAAACATCGGCGGCATCAGCGAAAGTTACATACAGTGGGCTGAAAACAAGTTTTTAGTTGCTGGCAAACTTGTAGAATACAACGATAGATATTATAGAGTAAATGCAAACCATACAACTGGAACAGATTTTAATTCGAGTTTGTATACTCCATTACCAAGTCTGCCTGAAAATGGCGGTAGAGGCGCCTATTTTAGAAAGGCGTTTACTAATGAAATACTAACACTTGATTACGGAACAATATTGAATGATGAACAACAGGTGGTTAACTTTCTTTTAGGCTATCAACAATACTTAAAAGATATTGGATTTAAGTTTGAATATTTTAATAAAGCAACTGAATCTGTTGAAAACTGGCAACTAGCATGTAAAGAGTTTTTGTTTTGGATAACACAAAACTGGGCAAACACTAGCACATTAACATTATCACCATTAGCAAATCAAGTTGAGTTTGAAAAGGACTTTTATGTAGTTGATAATATACACAGCAATCTTTATGGATTTGCACTATTAAATGAAAACGGAAATGTGATTAGTAAAACCCGTTCTAGTATTTACAGAGACAACACCAACAGATTTAGTTTAACATCAGAGGATGACGGAATATATCTTCTCAAACTACCGCTGATACAAAAAGAACATCTTGTGTTAGTTGATAACACAACAGTATTCAACGATACAATCTATGTACCCGAAACAGGATATAGACAAGAGCGTCTGAAAGTTGTTGGATATAGAACAGACGATTGGAATGGTAGTTTAAATATTCCAGGATTTATATACGATGATGCCAAAGTTACTGAATGGACTAGCTATAAAGATTATAAAACTGCAGAACTAGTAAAATACAAAGAGTTTTATTATGCAGCTAGATTTACACACAGTGGCACACAAGATTTCATTTATGGAAACTGGAGCAGATTGGATAGTAAGCCTGTAAGTGAATTAAAACCAAACTGGGATTATAGAGCAAATCAGTTTGCAGATTTTTATGATTTAGATACAGATAACTTTGATAGTGAACAACAAAGATTGGCTCAGCATCTTATCGGATATCAAAAGCGTGAATATCTTGCTAATATTATTCAAGACGATGTTAGTCAATACAAGTTCTATCAGGGATTTATACAAGACAAAGGTACATCAAATGCTGTTACAAAGCTGTTTGACAAACTTGGTTCAGCAGATTCCGATAGTGTTGAACTGTATGAAGAATGGGCAATACGTGTTGGTAGATACGGTGCAACCACAAGTTACGACGAAGTTGAATTTAAGCTAGACGAAAGCCAGTTTAGAATAGAGCCACAACTTGTAGAGTTTGTTGAAACAGTAGATTCAACACGCACAGATTTGGTTTATCAATATCCAAGAAAAGATGTATATCTTTCTCCAACTGATTATGCACATACATCTTTGCCATTAACATCTGGTAGTGCAGAATACACTAAAACTGCCGGGTATGTTAAACTAGACCAAGTAAACTTTTTAACAACTACAAAAAATGATATATTGGTTCTAGATATCGATAGTGTTGATATTGGAAGTTACATATGGGTGCCAAAAGATTCTCAATCGTGGAATGTTTACAAGCATGTTGTTTCTCCAATCGGTATTCAATCTATTGAGAAAACAGACCTAGGATTTAAAGCAAACTTTAGTAAGCCTATTACGTTTGCAGAAGGCGATATTGTTGGATTTAATAATGTCAATGGTGAAGTTAATGGCTTTTGGATTGTACAAAATATTGGATATACTGATTTTGAAATACAACTGGATAACCCAATAACCGAAGACTTTATTGACTTGTCAGACAGTACTATTGGAATAGTATCAGAACTATCGTCACGCAGAGTATCGTCACCTGAGGGTATAAACAATATTACAAAACTTTACGATTTAGACGATAATGACAGAGTATGGATTGACGATATTGGCACTGGAACATTTGGAGTATACGATAGTGACATTATACGTAGCTTTAAACAAAGCATTGCAGCACCCGAAACTGGTAGCAGAGAGTTTGGATCTGATTTAGCTGTCAGTGACAACAATACTACTTTAGCAGTTGGAACCCCAGATATAGATGATGGCAAAGTTTATGTATACACTCGTGGTAGCGAAGCTGGTGCATTTACACTAAAACAAACACTAGAACCGTTGTCTAATCATCATGACGCAGGCGAGTTTGGTACAAGTGTTGAAATAACAGACAACGGACAATACTTATATGTAGGCGCTCCAACTGCTGCAAATGTTAAAACACGATACAAGGGTGTATTTACTGAAGGTGAAAGTTATCTAGCTGGAGACTATGTAAGTCAGCGAGGAACATTATGGAGAGCTCTAGTTGATGTTATAGCAGAAAGTAGTACTATTAATCTATTAAGTCAAGATTGGGAACTAGCAGATCTAATAGTTACAGATACTTCTGGAGCAAGTCTTGGATATGCAAATCAAGGTGTGGTTTACATTTATAAAAAACTTATCGATGGATCATTTACTTTAGTTGATATTATTTTAAGTCCAGAACCGTCAACAAACGAACAGTTTGGTATTGCAATCAAATCAGCTTCACCGAGCGATTTCCAACACAACATTATTATTAGAAGTTTAAAAGATAACGGCCGTGTTTATTTTGTTAACAACAAAGGTCAATCTAATGTAACATCTTATGCATATTCAAGAGATTCAAACTACAAAGGC